ATGGGAGGTATATTATTATGAAAAATTATAAATTCTTTCTATTAATTGTATTTTTATTATGTTTTATTTTTATATTTTTAGGTTGTAATTCTGAAACATATGATAAACAAAATCCACCAAAATCAGCTATAAAAGCTAATATAGAGATTATTGACTGGACTAATCGATTAAGTGATCCCCCTCTATATTATTATGTTGAAGGTATTTTAAAGAATACAAGTAATAAAACAGCCGATTATGTAAAAGTGACAACTAAAGCATTAGATAAAAACGATAAACTTGTTTCAATTAATTATGGCTATGCTGATCCATATACGATATTTCCCAATCAAGAAGTAACATTCCAAGTTATGGTAGAAAATAAACCAGAAATAAAAAAATTTGCAATTACTATAAATTGGGAATAATTTTTATCTATTAATAATATCTCGGCACTTTTAAACCTAATCCTTTAGCCTGTTTAATTAATTCTTTATTGTCATCAATCTTAGTTGCTGGTATAATCTGTTTTTTGTCTTCTCCTGTATCACTTGATTGCCCTAATATATCGGAGATATGCTCGATATATTTCTGCACCTTATACATACTCATCTTGCATATCTCATCATCACTGCAACCGTAATAATGTTTCAGGTAAGCAAAGGCCAAACTCCATTCTAAGGGTTTGCCTTTGCCCTCTTGGGGTTTTTTATTGTACCGCCCAAGTTTCCCAAAATGATTGATACTTTTTCAAAGTTATCCAAATCTATAATCTGATTCATATCAACAAGCGTTACTTCCGGTTGATATTTCTGAATAGCCTTCCAGGCCATATAACAAATACCGTTAATCGTGCCGTATTCCTTATCAAGGTCAATCGGTTGATCCATTATCTTTTCAGTCATCTTTAGTTGTAAATCTTTGTCTTTAATATAGTCAACCAGTTTTAATTTTTGACTCTTGATGTACTGGGCAAAATCACCAAAGTCTATAAATCCAATAGGCCCCAGTTTATAAGTCTTGCCCTTTAATTCAATTTCTAATGGGCTTTGAGTTATATCTTCTAATTTCTCTTTTTCTTTATCTGCCATATTAATTACCTCCTTTCATTTATTTTAAGTACTCCATTCTGTTGTTTGGGTTGCTAAATCTAAAGCACCTACTCCCTGAAAACTAATACCTTGAGTTATCAAGGCATCTACCGGAGTTCCAATATCTATTCCTGTGATAATAGTATCGCCTTTGTAGTATTGGGAAGGATCACCCGTACTTGGAACAGCTACATAATTTAAGAAAAATCTTGCCTTCACGGTATCGCCTAACCAATTATTTAAATTATTCCCGGTAGATAGGAAATATTTATCTGCTTTTGCAGTCCAACTGGTTATATTCTTGATGTAAGACCTGCCTCCAGACGATGTATCGAAGGCAGTTGTATCAAATAAATCTATTTTATAATCGAGTGTCCAATTGTAAAATCCTACTTCTTCTGTGTAAACCGTCCCTGTAGTACAATAAACTGCCCCATTTACTCCACTTATTACTGCCATATTAAATCACCTCTTTATGTAGTAGTTAAAGCACCTGTTCCTTGAAAAGTATAGTTTTGAGTTACTAATCCATCTACTCCTACTCCGATACCCATTCCAGTAATAATTACACCTCCAGAAAATAAACCTGGTGCTCCAGTTGAAGATGTTCCCAGATAAATAGTTCCAGTACTACCCGGTATTGCGGTATTCCCTGTTGAATAAAATCCTTCATAAGAACCACTCCAGCCTGTAAAACCTGAAACATAAGACCTTCCGCCGGTCGAATCATCAAAATTAGTACTGTCATACAAATCTGCCTTGTAATCTAAAGTCCAACTTTTAATAGTTGTTTGACCGCCACTAAAAGTTACACTTCCTAATTTTCCACTAATCACTGACATTTAAAATCACCCCTTTCTTTTATTTTATATTTCTGTGCCATCTGGAACTATCACATAGTTCCGTAAGGCCATCGCATTTCTATCCGCTTCGGGGACTTGAGATATCAATCCCGCTTGTGGTACTTTTGGACGGTAATTGGGAAACATTCCTTCTTGTTTAGTCTTTAATACATAAGATTCTAAAGTATTCATAAATTTAATCCCTCTTCCTATCGCTACTCCAACCCAAAATTCCACTGACCCTTTTTCATTTCCAAAAGTTTCTCCTCCTGCATCCGGTCGCATATCTACCCCAAAGAATTCTATACATTTTGGTTTCTGTAAAATTGCCGTTGCTATCATCCAAGCAATTACATTCAAGAAAAATCCTACATTGAATTCTTCTAAAATTTCCATTATCGGTATAAGAGCATTTTTCTTAAGTTGTCGGCATGGAGCATTGGTATAAACCGGGATATCTAAATTATTAAGATTCTCAAATAAATTAGTATCATCTTCTAAAAAGTGTGCCCTTATATCATGCCCAAAAAATAGTCTATCCGCACAATGGTCTCGGTAGATTACATTAGATCCCCAAATTTCACAATTGGATGGCACTTTATCCGGACATTGATACCAGCTTGGCCCCTGTGCCAGAATAATTATTTTGTCTAAATCCTTTATAAACTCTATTCCTTTACCCATTTAAACCTCCTTTTTAATATAATGTCTGCCATTTTTACAATTGGAATAATTGGTATCTTCTAAAATGGTATCTGTTCCTTTTACTTTTTTAGGCTTATTATTTACAAGGTTTATTTCACATTTTTTCCCTTCATATTCAACTTTTGAAACATAACGATGTATTATAATTTCTGGAAGTTTTCCCGCCCTAAGATAGATATCAATTCCAAAAGCATTTTTAATTTCTTCACTGATATCTTTTCCATCTTCATAAATTTTTATATCAGAAGATTCCATTCCAGTAACAATTTTTATTGGTTTTATCATATTCATAACCTCCTTATAATTTATGTTGTACTTTAAAGATTTTATATCTTAAAGCACTTTTCCCTGTTTTATTACCCCAGCTAAAGTCTGGTTCTAATCGAAAAGCAAGACCATCTGATTTTTCTAACATGCCATAATAATTACTTCTTCCCCTTCTTTTCATCAGGGTTGACCCTTCCGAAATTGCAAAATTAATATCCCTGCCTTTTGCCATACCAATCCAGAACTCAACACAGGCCTTTTCGTTATACATGTATTCATTATTCGTTCCGTAGGACATATCTATCCCAAATAGATTTATATTTTTGGGTTTCTGTATGATCGCCAGAGCCAGCATGTACGAAGCATTGTTGATTAGATAAGATGTTCCGAATTCCTTTAAAATTTCTTCAATGGGATACTGCACGTTATTTTTCAAGATATCGTATTTACCTAAAGTATAGATAGGAAAATCCTTCTGATTAAGTTCTATAATTAAATCTTTTTCCCGTAAATATTGCACCATATAAATATCGTGCATAATGAATAATCTATCCACTTCTCTTGCTTTATAGACATTGTTACAGCCCCAGACTTCCGAATTTTCTATTTTGGTTGTCGGAGCATAACCTAAGGATTGCCCCCGCCCCAAGATGTAGATATCTTCTAATCCTTTTACAAAATCCTTCACTTCTTTATTTTCTGTTTTAACCTCCTTATCATTTATGATTATTTCCTCTTTTTTTACCTCCTTTTTATTTTCTAACTCAGTTATTCTCTTTTCTAACTCTTCTAACTTTTCCATATTACCTCCTTAATTTTTTTGAAATACCAATCTATACTGAATCATATAGTTCCAAACACCGCTTTCTTTTAATAGATAGCTTAATTCCCTTTGCATATAAATCGAAGTATATCCCGTAAAAAAGGGAATAGTCTTCCAATCATATAAATCCGTTAGTGCGGTAAAAGCCGTATTGATATCTTTAGCACTATTATCATCATCAAATAAGTTAAATTGTATGATCGCGTTCTCTATTGTTTCATTAAAAGTATATTCAGGTACATCGCTAATAAGGTGATATACCCCATAGGGATATGCACTTCCTTGTGGTGCTTCAATGGGATGTAACCTGCCCCCAAGAATAACAGATAAAGAACTTTCTCCCGTACTACCTACTCCTGTACTACCAGTAAATTGCTTATATAATCCCTCGAATAATACTTGCATATTTCTCCTTTAAATCGTTATATTCAAATCTTTATCCATGACATAATTTGCTGTTGAATCACATTCTATTTTGTGATTATCCTCAACCCAGTAATCTGGTAATTCATAAATGATATACATTTAATCCCCCCTATTTAATAAGATTTTTAAATAGCCCTAATATCTTGCTTCTATTTTTTTCTAACGCTGGGCGCAAATAAGGTTTAGGACTTTGATTATAAATACGTCCCAGTGCATCCGCTCCGACGAACCCCATTTCAACACGCCTTGCATATTCAACATTCGTGCCTACTACGCCAGTCAATTCTTTTTCAGGTTGTCCAATACCATCATCAGCTTTTGCTACTCCACCTGTCTTTCCCCTTGCCATTCCGCTACCATACCAGTTGCTTGATATAGAGCCTCTTAATCTTGTGGTTACTATTGGACATAACTTTTTGGCATCTCCCTCTACCAAAAAACAGCCCTTAGCTATTGCCTGCGTGGCCGTATCTAATACCATCTTTTTCAATTCTTTGTCATACCATTTTATTGCTATCGCCATTAGACTTCTTCCTTTAAGGTAATTTTTAATTTCCTGTCAGTATTTGCACCGAGATTATTTATGTACACAACTTTAAATATTCTCGTTCCCATAGAAAACCTGTCTACTTCGGTAATTGTTTCGCCATGTAAAAAGTCAATATAAAAGTGGTGTGTACTAATCACGGTCAGCTTATCCGCCGCCAAACGTTCATCGCCATCAATGGTACACAATACCCCTTTCACATTAACCACATCAGCCCAAGTTTCCTTTCTTCCACCCATGCCATCATCTTCTAAAGTTTTTCTCTCAAGAGTTAAAGTTTTCTTTTTCCCCCTCATATTAATATTCTCCTATATTTATTTAAGATAAGTTTAATCTCGTTAGGAACATCCCCGCCATTTTCAAAGGTAGTACTGATATCGCCTAAACTATAAGCCTTAATTCCAAAGGTATCTTCATCTCGTTTTTGGTAAATATATTTAACAAACATCTCAACAGCCAATTCCAAATCTGCTGGAGTAGTTGCATATCCCGCAACGTACTCCACATAGACATTGTTATGCCCCTCATCCCAGCCCGAACATCGGTATATTTCCCCTCGATTAGGATAAACCTCAAAATCATTCAGTGCCTCTTCTGGCATATCGAGGTAAACCCAGTTATCCTTAATGGCACTTTTGCCGAACATCTGTACTAATTCACTTGAATTGTAATTACTATATTCAGAATTATTTAATACCGCAAACCAACCATCACCTGTAATTGCACTTACCAAAGTACTCATACCTGTAGAGGTTGCAAAAGTTAATGCCGAAGATGTCGAAGATGTTCCGTCTTTCGTTAAGATTATTCCTGTTGCAGTAACACTTATCGTTGCCGAAGTATAGTCATCAGTATTCTGCACCCTAATTGCCGTTCTTCTACCTATTGCTATTCTGGTCAGTCCAGTAATGGGGTAATGGTCTAACTGTAAGAATTGATTACCGTTGCCATCATAATATTCTGCATGAGCAGTAGTCAGAAGGGTCTTATTGCAATAATTATCAATCCATTTTTCTACTGACTTGTGAATATCAGTAACTATTGCCGAATCTTCATCACCATCTACCCCGCAAAAGTCTATTACTTTTTCTACATCTACTAACATAATTTACCTCCTATATCATCGGAACTACGTTAAAGTTCATTCGCTTCTTATGCGGCAATGGTCCCGCTGCCCATTCCCATAAAGCTATTAATTTACTTGCTTCGGTTAAACCTGTACTGACTGTCCAATCATAATAATATTGAGCAATTGCCCCTATTCCAGTCGAGAGAGTTGGTATTCCACCCGTACTAGTTAGTAATGCAGTCCTATCTATATCTAATTTATAAACTGAAACAGTAATTGAATCAGGAACAGTTTCATTTCCATCAAAATCCTTTATGGTTGCCTTTAAACGAATCGTGTCCCCAATATTGTAATCCGCCATAAAATCACCTCTCTATGCTTAAAGTAGAATCAGTTTTTTTAATGCTTATGGTTGAATAATCATTAATAATACTCAATTCTGATTTATTACTTTCTATTGATAAAACTGAAAAATCATTTATTATACTTAATGTCGTATCTGTAGATTCAATTGATAATTCTGCATAAGTAAATATATATCTTAAATTAGCAATTACAGAACCAACAAAGTCTAAAACGCCCCTAAGGGCTATACTTATTCTTTTTAATATGCTTCCTGCAAAAGTTATCGTTCCTTCTAATAATTTTCCGATTACTCTACTTGTCTCGCCGGTAAAACTAACAATTCCCGTAAGCGATATTGCATATATAATCGATCCGATTATATTTCCGGTAAAACTTACAATTCCAGAAACTAATTTATTGGTCAATCGGATAATTATCCCGCTAAATCCAATAATCCCAGTCAATAATTTATCGATTAGTTTTGTTACTATTCCTGTAAAATTAAATACTCCTGATAACGATATAGAAGTCTTTTTAACAATACTTCCTGTAAAATCCAAAATCCCAGTTACACTTTGATAATAAAAATTGGCAAGTCCCGTAGTTACCGAACCAAGAAAACTTAAGACACCTGATAAGGATATAGATATTTTTTTAATTAATGTACTTGTGAAATCCACTGTACCCGTTAATACTTTACCGATTGTATTAGTAATCTTCCCCGATAAATTAAATATTCCTGATAACATTAATTTGATTAATCTATTCAAAATACCACTGAAACTAAACACTCCTACAAGACTCTTATATGTTGACTTGATTATTAAACTTGTAAAGGTTAATATTCCTTCTAAACTATGAGATATACCCTTGCCTATGCTTCCTGTAAAATCCACTATTCCCGTTAAGACTCGATAATATATCCTAACCGATATCAATGTTCCCAAAAATTCAAGAATACCTGATAAGGAAATTGATGTCCTCTTTGCCAATTTACCTGTAAAAGTTAATGTGCCATTCAGTAATTTCCCTATTTTATTTGTCAATGAACCTGTAAAATCAATTACCCCATCTAATATTTTTCTGATTCGATTAATAATTAGTCCACTAAAATTAAACACACCAGATAAGGTTACTATTGCCTTTTTGGTTATAGCACCCGATAAATTTAAAACCCCTGCAACCGCCTGATAATACATTTCAGCTATTCCAGTGGCTACAGTTCCAGTAAAGGTAAGTACCCCAGCCAATACTTTGCTAATTAAGTTAGTAGTTACTCCGCTAAAATTTAATAGCCCAGATAAAAACTTACCTGGTATTTTAGATATAGCCCCTATAAAGCTCAGACTGCCGATAAAAGATATAAAGAATTTCCGTATTGCCAAACCAGTAAGATTTAGAGTGCCTACCAAATTAGTTGCTATTGCTTTTACGATATCACCAGTAAAATTGACTATACCTAACAGGGTAGTCTTAATTGATTTTGTAATACTACCTGTAAGGATTAATGAACCTGCTAGTGATATAGCATTAATAATTGCCTTGCCAAGACTGCCTGTAAAGGTCAAAACACCCAATAGACTTTTTGTCATTAGCTTGGCAATATTACCTATGAAACTGACTGCCCCCAAAACAGTTATTTTGGTTGATTTGGTTATACTGCCTGCAAGACTTAATGCACCTGATAATGCCTTGTAGAATAACTGGGCAGCACCCGTTGTTAACGAACCTATAAAACTAATAGCCCCTTGTAAACCAATGGCTACTCTATTCGCTAAAGAACCTGTAAGTGCCAATGCCCCTGCCAATACTTTTTTAGGCATTTTGATTAAGATGCCTGGTGATCCTGTTCCTCCACCTCCAGTTTCCTCACTCCCATAAGCAATCAAAGTATCATTTTCAGAATGATAGTTTGCTTTTATCCAGCTAGCAGTTCTGGCAACACTGGATAGTTGAACTTCATCTATCCCACCGTTCCAATATACTCCCCAAAAAGTAGTCCCACCTATTTCTAAAGCTCTACCTGTTTGTTCGGCAAAACTATAAGCAAGGGTGGATGTATCTTCTTCAACACCGTTAAAATATAATTTTATGGTTGTTCCATTAGCCACGAAGGTTAGTTGCGACCAAACGTCTGCTGATAAGGCTGAAATTGATGTTAGAGCTTCCTTATTTGCACCTGTCCAAGGGTCGCCATCCCTTACGTTAATACTTGCTTTCTTTGTAGTTGCTACACAATAACCATAAAATCTAACGTTGGCATTTGCAAATTTTGATATAAAAAACGAACTATCTGTATTCCCTTTACACCATAAGGAAAGGGTAAAATTAGTTATTGCATTTAGAGCAGCAGACGAAGCAACATTAATATAATCATTTGCTCCGTCAAAAACCTGTCCTAAACCTATTTTGCCTGTTCCACTTGCAGGTTCTCCTGCACCCTTCTTTGTGCCATCATTGTTATTAGAAGTAGAATCTTTTATCATTAAGGTCGTTGCATCTACCGCATGTTGAACCATTTTAGAATTGGTATCCCAAACATTTGCACTGGCGAAAGTTCTAACTGAACAATTATCTACATAACCATATTGATTAGCATCATTCGGATTCGGAAATATACGGATATAAAGGTCGGTTTGTGTTGCAGTAAAAGATAAAGTACGATTGGTAAAAACAGCAGTTCCAGTTTCTTTTACTGACCCATATTGATTTCCGCCAGCAGATGTACCAGCCTCTACCCACATACCATAACCAGCAGTTCCATTCCTTAAATCTACTGACAATTTATATGTTCGTCCGGGAACCACTGTAATGGTTTGGTAAATTATTGCCCAATCCGCACCAACACCATCCATTTTTAAATTTCCAAATTCAGTAATTACGTATGTTCCATTACCAGCAATTTTTGTCCAATTATTAGGAGGTGTAGTCCCAGTTGCTCCTGTCCAATCAATTCCATTTACAACAAGTTCTTCTGAACCAGGTTTAATATAATCTGTATTATCTTCATGGTCTTTATCGTAATACATATAGAAGTCTGTATTTTCTGTATCTGATATTACCCAGCCATCCCTTGAAACGTGAATTATGGCACTCTCGTTAGCATCGTCCCATTTTTCTATCTCACCGTATAACTCTGTCGTGCCATCTGCTTTAGTAAAAGCTATCTTAAATCGGTTAGCGTCAGAGGTTAATTCATCAAAGACACAATCTCCATGAGTGGGAGATAATGTTACTACTACACGAAACCATTGTAAATCAGCAGTATCTATTTTATCTTTGTCTACGGTAAATTTTATTCTTCTTTTGTCCCAGCCTTCAAGCCAATTCTCTTCCCCTATTTCTTCATAACTAAGTATCCCCGATAATAATTTATTCGGTGATTTTGCCACTGCCCCAGCAAAAGCATATGCTCCTGCAAATGAAAGAGATGTACCTTTAAGGATACTTCCCGTTAAATCAAGTACTCCAGTTATGGTCTTATAAAACTTACCAGCTATTTCTGTGCTTACTGAACCAATAAATGTTAATATACCCGATAATGATTTAGAAATATTTTTAATTGCCAAGCCAGTTAAAGATAAAGTTCCTATCATTGTTTTAAAAGTATTTTTAATCACTAAACCCGTTAGAATCAAAGAACCTGTCATTGTTTGATAAAACTTCGCCGCTACTTCTACAACAGCTTCAAAGGTTAAGATACCAGATAAAATAGTAGATATCTTTTTTATTAGTGAGCCAGTAAAGGTAATTGTTCCTAATAAAATAAGGGATATTTTCTTAATTAAGCTTCCTACAAATTCTACTGCTCCACCAAAAGATATTGATATTCTTTTGGTGATTTCCCCAGTAAATTCAAAGACCCCTTCTACTGACTGGTAAAAAGTTTCAACGCCAGCGGTTAGTTCTGCAATTAGATCGCCAGTAAAGGTGACTATTCCCGATAGCAATTTTGTAATTGATTTTGTTAATGTCCCTGCAAGTTCCAAAGTCCCCGCTAAGGCAATGCTAAATCTTTTTGCGATATTTCCAGTAAAGGCAAATACTCCTGATAAAGAAGCCCTTATACTTTTTATAATATTGCCCGTAAGTTCTAATGTGCCTGCTAATAACTTATTAGTTGAGTTTGTAATCGCCCCCGTAAGCGTGAGCGCCCCCGCAAGAGATAAGAATTGACCTTTAAAGGTATTGCCTAAAAATCCTAATATTCCCACCAATGAAGTTATTATTTTCTTAGTAACCGTTCCCGTAGTGGCTAACACACCAGTTAATATCTTGCCTATTTTATTCGCAACTGCTCCACTAAAATTAATAACTCCCGCTAATGATAATGATGAAATTCGTGTCTTACCAACATTCCCTAAAAAACTGAATGCCCCTGCTAAAAAGGTTGGTATGCTTTTAAATACCTTGCCAGTAGTGGTTAAAACACCGCTTACCCCTTTACTATCTTTTTTAATTATGTTTCCAGTGATAGTTAAAACTCCTACAACAGATTTTTTGTTTTCGGTTGGCCCACCTGCCGCAACTTCCCAAAAATCCGCTTCGAACCAATTACATGCCCAAGTGCTTGTATGATTGTTATAAAATTTAGCCCTCATCCCCATTACTACTTGAGTAGAACCAATCTCTTTTTCTACCCATTCTCGGTCTGCAAAAGCGCCCTCATAAATATTGTGCCAATCAGCACCCCCACCATCATCATAATATACATCTAAACTAATAGAATTTATGTAAGTTGCATGATATTGTGCATAGAATCTCACTTTTGAACAACTCAAAGCAGAATGAGTAAGTTCTAAATAACTACTCCAACTTTGTGCTACTGCTGCGATAATTTGTGCTGTCGTTCCCGTATTATTATCGTATGCCCATGTTTCAGTATTCCAAACATTATCAGGGTCATCATATCCAGTCGGTGAAATCCAACCCACTTCTAACATTTTTATGCTTGCAAGACAAACCCCAATTTGAGTCGCATTAGTAAACAAGTCAAATTCATATACATCCCCATCGTGAGCATCATCACAACTTAAAGCCCATTGAAGTTCGGTATAATATTCATCGAGAAGGGCAAATGTCCCAACATCAGGAAGGATATTATCCCCTTCACTTTCTAAACCATTTTGCCAAGTATAGTTAGTTTGAGCACCACAAATTTTGCTTCCTGTTGGCAACGCTTGTCCGTCTACCAAAACCGTATCAGCACTAAAAGATATTTCTCCCGTTGCCCCTACTGCCGCGAAAGTCCCGCCATCGGTAACATTTCTCCATTTCAAAGTATAGGCATAGTCGTAAGTACCTTTTGAACCATAAATTCTAGTGGCTAAAATAAAATCCTTTGTTTTATCCCAACCTGTTACGGGAACATTATCGGCAAGAGACTTGTCAACCCTATTCGCATCGGCAATCCTTGAAGCACCTAAAGACGGATAATATAGAGTTAAGTCTAACTTCTCTACTTTTTTTAATTTCTCTATTTTGTTGTCAAAGAGCATAAAATTTATTACGTGTCGAAGTCCGCAATAAGGACAAATTAAAATAGGATACCTTGAACCCTTTTCATATTCAAAAATATTGCCCTCTAAATCATATTCTTTTTTACAAGAGCAACATCTTATAAGCATGATTTATCCCTTCACATATTCATATTTTACAGTGCAGTAATCAGCAGTAAAATTAGCAATACTGCAACCTATAGGACGATTAAGCCCTAAACTGCAAATCCATTTATCACCAAAGCCAGCAGGATTTTGAAGATAAACACATTGCTCATTAACTATGGGAAAAGTAAAACCTTCCTTTAGTTTTTTACAGCACCTACCACACATAGAACAAGCACTGGTCTTGATTTTCCACTTATCATCCCTATTTTTGAAGGCAATAGGTTCAATTCCAGCAATAAGATATAGATTACGGTAACTTAAATCTTCAAATACATCATCAGGAATATCCAAAGTTATTTTCATATCATTCACCTATTAAATTTAACGTATTTCTTTTTTTTTATTTGACATTTATTAATTTTATAGTGTATAATTCATTTGGGAATAAGTGGGTTTATGAATTAAACCTTAGATTTTTCATTATCTAAGACACTCTTTTTATTTACCTGCTTATTCCCCTTTCTATAAATAGCTTCAACATCAATATTTATAACTGCCATTAATTACCCCTTATTCGTTATTTAATCTTATGCCTCAGCCGCACAAGTTAGTGCATAGGTAAACTGTATTGAATCGCCTGACGAACAGGTAACTGCACCGAATACACTACGGTCTAATAAAACGCCTGCACCAGAACTTGAACTTGAGAATATTCCATGTTCTGTTATTACTGCAGCGGTCTCATAGGTATGGGTTGCAATAG